CAAATGAAAATAAAAAAGATTTTGTAGAAGCGTTTGGGGAAAAAAAAAAAAAAAAGAAAATATTGGAAGAAGGTGATGAAGATGCTTTGGAAGCGTTAGAAGAGGAAAGAATGGAAGAATTTGTAAACGATGTTACAGTGTTTAATATACCACATGATTACATACCAGATTGGCTTGACACTAAGAATTTTAACAGTGGTACATATAAACAGTCCACCATTAACAAAGAAGTAATATTAAATGTATTAATAGAATCTAAGTGTGTGTTTTTCTCAGATGTTATAGGCGAACAAAATAAAACTACTTGGTTAGTAGGTTCAAGATGTGTAAAGATGATTGAAGATAGAGAATTTAATGACATAACTCTTCCTGTAAATTTTCCGACAATTGAAACACTTAATATTATAACTGGACCTAAAGAATATCTATATACAATAGATACTGTTGTAGATTTGGCAAAATATTTACCTGAGGAAATTATGAAAGAACTCTCAGAAGAGAAATCAATTGGTTTATTTAGAGAAGAGAATTCTGAACAAATGGATACAGTAACAGAAGAATCTGTAACTAGTTCCACATCTACGAACAATACCACAATAAATGAAAATATAATTAATGAACATCTAATTAAGGCTGGTATATGTGAACTAACTAACATGTATTTAAAAGATGAACTAGAAAATCCTAAAAAAAGTCTTTCAAGCAAAACTCACGTACCAATTTCATGTGCTATTGACAAAGCTTCTTTTAAACCTTCTATACACGCAGTAAATACTACAGGTGTTTATTATAATACATTTAACGTAGGTAATGATATAACGGCTTTAGTAACGTTTAGTGCCGGAATAAATGAACAGTATGAACCTATGTTATGTGTAAGAGATACGCAAATCATGCAATTTTTTAATTCAGATGATGAAGATATAAATATAATGTGTAACTATTTTTTACAAAAAGGACCATCAGATACAATTGTAAAATCTTTAAATGCTAATAGAAAACTATTTAAATTTTATTATGATAATATATTTATTCCTCCAAAGAAATCTATAAACTCAACACCATCTAATGTTATAAATTATGATAGGTTTTTACAATTATTATTACAGAATTACACCTCAAATAATTATAGTTGGTTTTTAGAATTAGTTATGCCTTACATCCAAATATTAGACTGTGCAGATTTGTTTGATCCAGGAAGAAATAAAAATTCAAAGTTTGAAAAACTTATATTTACACTTGCTCAAGATGGTGGTTTAAAAGTAGCAGTAGCTTTTATTAATTTAGTACTAAAAAATAAAATACTACGTGATAAATTAGTAAAAACAGGAGTTACCATAGATCGCATAGACAATTTGAAATCATTAATTGAATCTCAAATAGAATTTTTAAAAACAACACAGTGCAAACTTCCTAATAAAACTTTTCTAAACGATATATTATTATTAACGGATTTACAGCAAAAAATAAGTCGAACACAATTAGTATTATGTACGGGTCATATTAACCAAAAAGGAAAAATTGTATTTAAATTAGTTGAATTTCAACAAATAATGGAATATATTAAACGTGTCCATCCTGTTGAAATAAAACAATGGGTTATAACAAATTATCCCGAAGATATAGATAGAAAACGACGTGTTGATGCTGTTAATACTCTTTCTGAATTATCTACAAAAAGAACGAAGCGTTCAATTGAACAACTAAAACAAGATTTAGAAATAATTAATCAATTAATTGAAGTTAGTAAAAAGAGTCTTAATGTAGTTTCAGACCAAGATCATTTATATTTAACTATAAGCACATGGGAAGCTGACCGTGATAATATACTCAAACAGATTGAAAGACAGACTGAAGAAACAAATGAAAAAACAGATCAAATGCAGTCGGGCGGTACGTTATCTGAGATGGATGACATAGATGAACAAATAAGAAGACTATATTTAGAAATAAAAACAGCACTATTACAATTGATAACGTATACGTCTGAACCTATAACTGAATTAGAGTCATGGAAAACAGCAATCATATTAGGACCTGAATTATTTGAGGAATTTATGTTTGAACCTGAGAGAAGACAAATAGAAGAACTTAATAGAGCTTTTATTGAAAGTTATAAATTAAAGTTTCCATTCTTAGGCGAAGAAATTCCAATAGAAAAAATTATTATAGATGATAAAAGTATTAATCTAGATGAATTAGACGGACAATTAGTTAGTGTAGAGGTTATAAATGGAGAGTATCATATAACTAAGCCTGACCTATTTATTAAATCAATCTTTGAAGGGCTAGAAACTACTTTGCCATTAGAAACTACTTTGCCATTAGAAACTACTTTGCCATTAGAAACTACCTTACCATTAGAAACTACATTACCATTAGAAACTATCTTACCTTTAGAAACTACCTTACCATTAGAAACTACTTTACCATTAGTTGAGACGACTACAAAACCTTCGTTATCTAGGTCTTTTAGTGCTAGTGGAGAATCAGCATTAGCATCAGCAGCAGAAGGAGTAATAAGGACAGCACCCGCAGCCGGAGCCGGAGGGAGAAAAATAACACTTATAAAGAGAAAACTAACAAAAAGAAAGTTACATAGAATTAAGAAGAATTCAATAAGGAAAAATAAAAAAAAGCATTCTTCTTCTTCTACTACTAGAAAGAATAGAAAAACTATTAAAAAACATCGAAAATATAAAAAGAAAACAAAAAGAACAGTTTAAAAATGTAGAACGTTTACACCTTTTCTCATTTTAAACGCCGATTTTGTAATTTTATGCGAATATGTCATATTCATTATCTTTACACATATATACATTTTGGACTTGTTGTTCTAATTTAATTTTCTCAATATTCTCTCTTAATTCTTTTAACCAATCATATGTATCGTAAAATACATCTGTTTGTAATAAGCGAATCACCGAATATCCATTTTCATTAGCACATTTCATTTTATAAACATCATTCAAATGCGTTTCTTCTGGAGAAGCCCAATTGGAAATTTGTACGAAATGTTGTGGCCCATCCAATTCAATAATGATTTTATACTCTTCCAATACAAAATCAAATGGTAAATAAGTTTTATTCTTACACCATTCTACTTTGAATTGACTCTTGAGTTGAGGATAATTTTTAATTAATGCGTCGTATAATTTCTGCTCGGTTTTGTTTACGCAGTAGGGGCAACCTGTTTTTCCAATTGTTCTATTTTTTATTCTTGCTGGATATATATGTCCTGATTTACATTTCCATTCAACAGGGATATGACTTGCCCTTGAATATTTTTTCATATCATGTATATCGCCTGCCCATTCACATATTAATTCAGGATTTAATTTCCATAAACTATTGCACCAACACCCTTCTTTTGAACATATATAATGTCCTGCGCAATAATTACATCCTGATTTATTTACACCTGTTCTATTACTTATTGCGGATACATATGTATGACAATCTTTTCCAGTTTTACATTTCCACATTACTGATATGTTGCTAAATTGTAAATAAGTTTTCATTTCTTCAACATCTCCAAACCATTCATCTCTTAACTCTTTATTAGTTGCCCATAAACTATTACAATAATCAGTAGAACATATTTGTTTACCCGACGTACATTCAGCGCAAACCAAACAATTTATATTAAATTTTGTTCTGTTAATAATAGTTGTATTCCATATATGTTTACATTTGGTTTTATTACATTTCCATTTTTTGTCTTCAGTTGAATTTGGAAAATATTTTTTCATTTCATTAATGTCTCCAACCCATTCATCTCTTAACTCTGGAAATAATGCCCATAAACTATTACAATAATCTATTTCACATATTAATGGTTCTCTATATCTACAATAAGGACAGCAATAATGATTTGCAGGTGAAGTAAAATCATGACATTTTTTACCACTGTTACATTTCCATTTTACCATATCTGTACATCCTAATGATGTTTTTTTCATATCTGCGATATTACCATTCCAATAATCACGCAAATCAGGGTTTTTACCCCATAAACTATTACACCAACAACCATCTTTTGAACATATTATACAATTGGTACAATAAGGACATTCTCCTCGTGACCCTCTTGCTTTAATAGTCTCTGACCATATATGACATTCTATACCATTCTTACACTTCCAAGTAATTTCTTTACCACTTGCAACTGAATATGTTTTCATAACATTTATATCACCAAACCATTCAATTCTTAGTTCAGGTTTTAACGCCCATAAACTATTACACCAACAACCATCAGTTGAACATATTTTTTTATTAACACAATACGGACAGCCTCGTGGTTTTATTTTTTTAGTTCTATTATTGATTGATGCTTCCCATCTATGACATACTTTTCCAGTTTTACATTTCCATTTTACTTTATCTCTAACCGGTATATATTTTTTCATTTTTTCAATATCATCGTCCCACTCATCTCTTAATTCTGGATTGGTATAATATAATGTTGTTATATTCGCCATTTTTAGTTTATTATAATAATCATTAATTAATATAATATATATTCAATTTTATATATAAAACGCTTTATTCAAAAATTATGGTTCATTCTGATAATTTTAGAAAATTCTAATAGGTTATTATGTACTCTTTCTATGTGACTTGTGTCTGCAATAAAAGATTGCTTATATTTAATTAAATTTACAATTGCTCTCACCTTTTTTTTACTATTTTTTATTTCATCAATTCCACAAAAAAATCCTAATTTTTTGATATTTTCACTATAAATTATGTCACCTGACATCATTAAATTTTCACAAGTATCATCGCCCAAATATTTTTGAATATCATTTTTTAGCGTAGATTTACCAGTTCTGTCTAATCCAGCTAAGATAATCATTTTATCATTTGAAACATTATGTTTAATATTTTCTATATATTGTATCATATATATATAATCTTCATCTGACAAGTATTGTTTCCAGTTATCTAATTGATGTTGTTTCATTTTATATGTAATAAAAAAAAATCTTTATTACATTTTCATATATAACATCGGCATTTTAAATGATAAGGTATTTGAACCCAAATGTAAGTATTGTGAATATACAACAAAAAATCTAACTTATATGAAAGTTCATTGTTTAACTCATCATTCAACAAAAGAAAGATAGAAAAAAAGAGTTTAAGTATTATTGTGATAAGTGTGATTTTGGAACTTACGCAGAAATATTATTTACACGACATTGCGAAACAAAGAAACATAATGATATTACGCCATCCCAATTATAGTAAAACCCTCTACATTTTGTTCTCCCAAACTTTTACAATATTTTATAATTCCATCTGGCAATATTCTTATAGATATTGCGTATTTTTCAAGTTGTATTACATTGTGTCCGTTGAATGGTTCAATCCCCATTAATTCATATCTTTCACGAACATAAGCAAAACATTTTAGACATCGTTGTTTGTCATCTTTACTAATTTTATTATTTCTAATCAAATCCTCAATGTTATTAATATTAAATTTATCAATCACAATTTTTTCATCGCTTGTAAAATTATTTTCACAATCAACAATTATATCACTACATATTGAAATATCGGTTTCACTTGTTTCACAGGCAATCATTTTAGTAGTATCTGGAAAATTAGGAGCAAATATTGATACTTGTTCAGTTATAAATTTGTATTTGTTTTTTTGGATATTTTCAAACATATTTTGTATTGCTTTATTAGCATCATCAATTAAACATTTCTCGCATTTTTCACATCTTATACAATTTATTATTAATGGTTCATTGTTTGTATTAACCGATGTTAATAATGAATTCGCATCAATTTCAACCCAAGGTTCAGGTCTATCTCCACTACATGTTTTATGTGTATTACATATTTCATATATACCCTTTATTTCACCATTAAAGGTATGTGCTACATCAGCAATTCTTAATTCATCTTCATAATTAAACCTATGTTCTAATGTGATAATTGAACCCTCATTTATTTCAGGAAGGTTAATTTCATCGGTTATTTTACACGACACACATTGTCTTATAAATTGAATATGTGTTTTGTTTTCTAAAAGCGTTTTCATTAACATTTTTGCATCTTTGTGGATTTGGCTTTCAGTAGGTTTGCTATAATGATGACAAGGGTTAATACTATCTACTTTATGACGAAAATGATGAACTCTTATATCACCTTGAACTAAAATTAAATCCTTATTACATTCAGGACAAATATATTCATCTTTTTTATTTGCTATTTTAGGATAAACATATTCACCAGTAAGTTTATTCATTGCTCCAAGAGATAATAATTGCGACATTGTTGTATAAGTTATATATGTTTTATGTGTTCTTAATTTTATATCAATTTTATAATCAATTTTTTTATAAATATCAAATTATTATATAATGCCTACACATAAAAGTAATGATTATAAATTAACAGCAGTTCAATATTATTTAGTTGAAGATAAAACACAAGAAGAGGTTTGTAAAATATTCAAATGTTCTCCAAGAAGTTTAATGCGTTGGGTAGAAAGATACAAAAAAGATGGAAATGTAGATATTCATTATAGAAAACATGTTGCTTATAAAGTTAAAAAAGAATATGTTAAATTTTTAGTAAATGAAATAAATAAAAATAAAACAATTACATTACAAGAATTACACCAAAAACTCAAAGATAAATATAAAACTGCTGATATAAGCACAATGCAACTTTTTAGAGTTGTTCGTGATAATAATATAACTTTGAAACTTACAAGAATTAGACTCGAACCAACTAAACGATTTGGAAAAGATATTGATATAAACTCAAAAATAAAAGAATTTTACAATGAAGTTAAAAAATACAAAATAGAAGATATTATTTGTATTGACGAAACCAGTATAAAATCTTTACAAAAACGAAACCATTGTTATAGTAATAAAGGTAAGAGATGTGTAATAAAAACACAATCACAAGAAGTATTCAAAAATTATACAGGAATATTTGCTATTTCAGTAAATGGTGTGATACATTGGGATTTATATGAAAAAGGTGGAATAAACACAGATAGATTAATTGAATTTTTAGAACATAACATAACGAGTAAATTAAGGAATAAATTAATTATTTTAGATAATGCTTCCGCACATAGAAACGAAAGAAAAAAAGCATTAGTGAATAAAAATAATAATATTTTATATGCTGTTCCTTATCAACATTTTACCAATTCTATAGAAAATTATTTTAGTATGTTGAAATCAAGATTACAAAAGTTAGATGGGTTAAAATATGAAAACCTAAAAGAAAATATCCAAAAAGTAATAAGTGAAATACCGAAAGAAAAATATGAAAATATATTTAAGGGTGCTTA